CGTGAATACGACACGAGAGGCTCAGCATATGAGAAGACTCACTCAAGCTTACGATACACTGTAGGTAATGGAATGGGTCTCTTCTCATCATGGACCACAATGGCGCTCACTCACCACTTTATTGTATTCATGTCTGGTTGCCCAGCGGATGATTACTCTTTAGTAGGAGATGATCTTCTCATACGTGGCAACAGACCTTCGTTTGAGAAATATCTAGATATCATGTCGGATATCGGAGTCGTTATCAACTCAAAGAAAACCATAATTTCAGAGTCAGGATTACCGACAATCGAATTCGCCAGAAACTGGTATATTCAAGGAACGAAAATCCTTCCGCTTCATTTCGGTGTGCTCTTCGCGTGGATTGACAATAATATAACGGCTGAAACGGTCGTATACCACTTCCGTCATTACATCACATCGGACTCGATAACGAAGATCATGGATACTCTTGAGATGCGTTCAAGCTTATTAAGCACGATGCAGATCTACTATTACTTATTCCGAGAGAACCTTATTCTCGAGAATCCGCTCCAAGGTATGATTACAGCTGTAGCTGAATTCGCAAAAGAGAAGTACTCTGTTGCGTTGTTCGCACGTATCAAACAAGTTACGGCTTCCGCGAGGCTGAAAATCACTCCGAAGGACAAAATTGCCAAAGGATTCTATGATACACTGCTCTCGCAATGTATTGTAAGAAAACCAGAGGAACTTTCCTATGTGGTGAATTTCGCCTCCAGTATTTACATGATTGCTTTCGCAGATGAAAGATTGATTGAACCTGCTGAGAAGTTCCATCGTAGAGCTTTGGATGCAAATCTAATCAAATATGATGTAGATATCAAGGGCGGACCTTTACTCACAAAACGAGAAAGAAATTTAATTAAAGATCTTCTCGTCCGTGATAAAGTGATTCAGGAGCCGACCACCGCAAAAACGGTTCCAAAACAAAAGGTGCAGGTAACTGGTGCTTAGTCTAAATTAGTTAGTTAGTTCCTATTTACAAAAACGTTGCCGGAAGGCAATCCACAGTTAATAGCATCTCCCAGAGTTGCCAACAAATTTGAAAAATTTTATACATTGTCTAATCGATCTAGACGATCGCCACAACAATTGTTAAACGACGCCCCGGCCTTATGTCGAGCTGCACTCCCCGTACGGGAAGTGTCCCATGACCAATACTTTTTAAACTCGGAGTGGTTATCTCCTCGTATCTTCGTGACTTACGATAGATAGTACTGCTGCCTGAAGCGTCAATCTCCGTCGACCGGCTTTACCGGCCTACGGAGTCGACAGGGCGCCGCAGCAATTGATGTGGCGACCGTTTTCGACGTCATTCGCCAATATATATTAGTGGAAAATTGACGGTTTTCAATGATAATTTCTTTCTCTTCTGTTGATTCCTTTGATGCTAATCTGGCTAATTTGAACTTAAATCACTCTAGGTTCTTGGACACCAGTCCCAGTTCCTATAACCTTTCGAATAATCTGCTTAGTACCCTCACGTCCTACGGCGAGCTTTCAGCTTCCTTTCTCAAAGGGAAACGGTACAACACAACACATTTATAATGCGGTACTTCCGCCGCTGCGCAGATAGTACACCCCGTCGGGCAGGCTACAGAG